ACTTCCTGTGACGACTTTACCCATGATCTAAATCCTTATACTCAAAAATCAATCCTTTATGGGATTTTTTGAGTCCTAACAGGCAATTTCTTACATTTGATGCCTGTAATTTTAATTCTTTTGAACAATCGACGCTTGATATCCAAGTGCCGATTAGTTTACCCTTTTCTTTATCTTTTATGCCGTACACTAACACTCAATTCCTTACGCTTCCGACTGAACTTGCGATAAGCTAATGCTGATCGGGATGAAGTGGATCGCAGTTGCAAGCTTAATTTCAACAGCTACATCCATCTGGGGTCCAGAGATCGAAATTTTGTCGTTTTTGTAACCAAGAGGTGCGTCATCGCTTGCGGCGATAAGTTTGATTTTCTTGTATCCGTCCATTTTCTGTGCCAGGAACGATTTAGCAGTTGATGCGTCAACATCGGCCAAAGACTTACCAACGAATGCCTTTTGGAAAGAATCGGCAAGATCAAGAGCTAGGATGTCTGAGGAATAAGTTGCTTGGATCGAGTTGTACACGAAGTTCGTGTCGAAACCATAAGTCGTTTGGTCAGAAACCCAACGATTACCTGCAGTGTCTTGAGTCAGGATCAATAGACCTGCATCAAGAGCGTCTTCAACGTCTCCAGGCGAACCAGAATCAAATCCAGTAGGATCTTGGAAGCTGATAATGTTTGCGAACTTGTTGGTGATGGACTTGTAGAATCCGCCAGCTTGCATTCCAGCGGCTACGCAAGATACGTACCAAGGAAGGAAAGACTGGATTTCACCAGTTGAGTTAACCTGCGACACCTTTTGTATGCACAGAGAAGCGCGGTAGTGTGCGAGATCCTGAGCCACTTCTTTGGCGTCATTGTAGTTGTCATTCCAGTAAGAAAGGATACAGATACGATTCTTTTTGAGCTTCGGAGTGCTGTACTGAATACAGTGAGACTTCGTCGCAGCGTTGATAGCGTTGATCGTGTAAGTCGAACCAGAATCAGTAGCACCTTCAGCTATATCGGCAGTCGCGTCTTGCGAGAAGAGCGGGATAACGATGTTCACTTGAATACCGGCAAGCTGGTTAATAGCATTCACTATATCTACAGCGAGGGTAGCGCCACGAGCGCCACCTGCCAAGAAAACAGGGTTTGCCATAGTTGAAGGCAAACCTGCAGTTGCAGTTGTGGTGAAAGACAATGCGCCAGAAGTCGCCAAAACTTTAATGAAGTTGTAGTTGGCGATTTTTACGCGACCAGGGCGAACCGATGTACTAGTTGCACAGATACCGATTGCAGTAACTGAGTCAAGAGCCGAAGTAGGCAATTGCTGAGCGCCCGCAGAAGCGATAGACGAGTAACCAGTCTGTGAGTTGATGTAATCTGCCAAATCAGCAACAGTACGATATTGAGTAAGATCGACCGACAAGTTCGCGCCAGTTCCACCAGTTACGATAGTCGTGAGCAACGTGCGTGCTGCGTTGATAGTCATAGTTGCAGTCGTACCTTGGTATCCGATGAACAGAGCTATGTCTGCATTGATATCCAGGGTTTCGCTCAAACCAATGTCAGAGCGAGAGATTGCGACTTCAACAGCCGGTTCTTGCGACGAGTTGAACTGTCCAGCTACCAAGCCAAGAGCGGCCAAGTCACCAGGAGAACTGTCAACCAATTCAAACGATTTGCCCCAACCCTTACGGTTAGCAGCTGCGTCTGTTGCGATTTTTAGTTTGATCGAGTTAGCTGCAGTTCCAACCGAAGCTACGATACCAGCAGGGAGCAACGTATTCAGTTCGATAATCAGGTTTGCCTGGTTATCGTGATCTGTCGGAGTGACGCTGAGAGTAACAGTTGTAGAAACCAAACCGTTTAATCGGATTTGGAATTCTGTACCGTTCAAAGCTGCACCGAAAGCTGCGATAGTAACACCAGAGTATTCGGGAGTGGACTCAGACGCAGTCGAAGTGTTCTGATACTTATATTTGTTTCCGTCTTTACCGAAGTTTTGATCCTTCAGGATTCCGTAATCAATGTCAACGATTGAGCTAGCTTTAGAGCTAGAGTTAGTTTTAATAATGTATATAAGGTTTGCAGAACCTACGATGTCCGCATCCGAACTAGGAGCAGAAAATGCACGAAACGCATCCAAGATTTGACCACTGACGTATTGCTGAGATACTTTGTCCAGCTGGTCAGGCGTGAAGGAGTTGTTCTTCAGAACTACGTTCTGGTAGCTATCTCCGCCATCAGCTTCGCCGATAATGACAGTGATACCAGAAGAACCAAGACCAACGGGATTGCTTTTAACTGTGACGCTTGGGTATGCGCCAGGTATGTTCGTATTTAAGAAACTTGTAACTACTCTTTGAGCCATTTTATTCTCCTAATTAACTAATCTTTTTAAGTCCAAAATGTGCAAGGCCTGCTTCAAAATCTTTGGGATCATCGAGTTTTGCGCTCTTAAGATGTGCCCACAAGATAGGCTCGAGGTCTTTGGCTTTGCCATATTTGTATTTGTTTTCTGCCCAGAAAAGTCTGAACTTTTCCCGCTTCTCGTGTTCATCCAGATTTCTGTCATCCTTGGGTGCAAGTGATGCGCGGTAAGCTTTAGCTTCCTGAAGGGTCATTTCTGACTTTTTCTCTTTTTTATCCTGTTTCCAGTTTTTATTTTCGTCAGACATTACATTTCTCCAGGAGCGGTTTTACGTTTGGCGTGCATACGTCCAATGAATTTTGCTAATTTGAAGTGACCTTTGAGCGTAGTTTGTTCAGAATGGCCAGGAATGTTTTTTCCATCTTGTCCAACTTGATTCGGAGTTGTTCCAGCCAATTCGTTATTTCCCTCAGATTGCTCCTTTGGATTGTCTTGTGGAGCAGCTTGCGGTTTAACGCGTTCGCCAGGTTGTTCAGATTCGCCAGCTTGAGGTTCTTTCGGGTGAATTTCACCTTTGGGCTCAGCTTTAGCCAATTTCATAGCCTCAGATTTTGCAAGCACTTCGCCAGCTTTTTTCAAAACTGCGATTGCTGCGTCTTTGACGCTGTATTTTTTCTCATCGCTCATGTGTTCAACCTCATTACCTATTATAGATTGCTGCGCAGGCCTATCTCTGGAACCTAAATGCCTTAGATTCTCAATACTTAGCTTCTAGTTATGTCCAACTATTTCAAATTGGGTTCTGTTTTAGGAGTTTCAATGATTCCTGGCATATACTTAAGATTGCCTTGTCTGCAAAATGTTATCTTATTTCTTCTCTTCGTTCCTGATAGTATTTATTCATCGTCGTCCTCAGATGAATTACTTTCCTGAACTGTGTACCAATTTTCTTGACTTTTATCAATAAAATCGGGAGTATCCAGGTTTGAAAGGATCTTGATTCCACCAATATAGCCTGGCGATTTTGAGCCAGGACCCGTGCTTTCTCGTGAAAATACTGTTTCAATGATCCTGCGAGGGCTCTTGATCCAGCTATATTCGGTCTGACCGCTCAAATTGATTGCTCTAACATATGAGTTCTCACCATCAGACCCAGAATAGTTCGGATTTTCCATCAAAGGCGTGTTCGATACATAGGACTCAGAGAAACCTTGAGATTCCAAGAGGCTTTCGCGATAGCGAAGAATCGAGTATAATGCAATTGAATGTAGCCAAAGAGCAACTTGTGGGTCGCCATGGGTATAACACGCAATGTCACAACTTTCTTGAAAAAATGTATGTTCAACGCGAGCCTTGTAAAATTGATATTGCGGAACCACGGCCATCTGAGTTGCATCAAGTAAAATACCAGGCTCGATATGGATTCCTTGATCATCGTAGTCTTGAATTACAAACCCTTGACCATTTGAAGGATCAACAAGAATCATTCCAGCTGCAACACCAGACATACCCTTGACAGTATCATCTACTTGGACTATTCCGGTTTGTGAATCGTATCCAAGTGGAGTAAAAGGCTTCACGATGTACGGGATCGGCTTACCGATCTGCTGAGGCATCAGAACTAAGGTCTCGGTCGATTGGTCCGCCATGGTCTTCATGTCGATCTTCTCAGGAGCCGGACCAGGAGTGATAGAGATGCAAGGCATACGATCTTTATCATTGATGCCGCGCATATAAATGTCGATCTGATTGTTGCGAAACCACTCTTTGCAAGCGTCAATCTGCTTTTGGCCGTATTTGTCCCTAAGGTATGGATTCTCAAGGCAGTCGCCAAGCATGTGGTCTATGAGCCAGGGGTTTTTACGCATATCTTCAATGCCAAGCTCAATGGCAGTTTTTACGGTTAGATCTAATTGGAAGATACCCATTACGCCACCTTCCTGTAAAAACCATCATGACGGCTTTTGTATTTATTGAACATTGTAAATTCTTTAATTTCTTTACAAATACTACATGTTTTCATGTTAACGCCACTTTTCCATGACTTCGGGAAGTATCTTTTCTTCCCATTCCTTCATGGCCCATTCAAGAGCTCTATCAAGGAACTTTTTAGCTTCTAAGCCAGGGTGATGCCATTTGCCTTGGGAGCCAGGTCCCGAGGAAACTGTTCTAAATGTTAATATGTCACGGCGCACGTTGCCGGTTTTTGTAACCGACTGATAAATCGAAAGATTCTTCAAAACAGGAGTGTTGCCTTTGCCAGGTCCACCCATTGTGCCTTTAGGATTACCAAAGTCAAATTCGTGTAATTTCCCAACTTTTGGACTACCGTCAGTATTACGCTCAATTTTCTTGAAAGGAACTTTTTCTTTTTTTAGTTTAGATCTTAGAAACGACACTACTTGTTGAGTAGATGCGCTTTGTTGTGAAGGCGGAGTGCCATAATCAAAAGGGATCGCTTTGTAACGATGACCTTCTTTTGAGGTCTTGAAGTTCTCGGCTAAAAGCCCAGGCTTCATGTCTTTGTTGGCGTCAATACCTTCTTCAACCCACAAACCAGATTCATTAACGGAGATAACCCAAACGCCAGGACTGACTTCTTCAAATCCGAGCGAATCCATAAACTCTTTACGAGAAGTATGTAATTCCTGCGAAGCCATTTCTTTGACTTTCGCATCGGTGATAGCTGCGAGATTCGCAACAGCTTTATTCAAGTCTTGCTCTACTTCGAGCTTGAAAGCATTAAATTGCTCTGCGATTGCTGCAGCATTAATATTGAAATTCAGCTTGATGCTCATTACTGTCCTTGACTAGGTTTAACTGGCTTGCCTTCGTTATTTAGAACGCGGCCTTCCTTCATGTTGATGAAAGATTCTTTGCCGGTCTCAGGATCTACATACTTTTTTTGGCCTCTAGCGTTTATTGCGCCAGGAGCCAAAGGAGTGCGTTCAACGTGAGGAGTAGTTTGACCAGTAGGAAGTTTTCCTACAGGTTGTCCGATAATTCCACCTTCTGCTCCACCATTTTCTGGATGAGTAGGGAATGGGTTAGACCATTCATTTCCAGTATTAGCGTCACCGTTTTGCGATGCATTTCCAGCAGCTGGAGCATGTTCA